AATGATGTTACCTACGAACCCGGATGCCGCGTTTGAAAGGACGGCCCATGCCGGTAAAAGGTTCGATGATATCTGGATAGTGTTAGAAAGACTGGTGACTATAGCAGGCCTGTTGTAAGTAACGCCATTATATGCGAAAGGAGGATTCAGCCATTTATCTTGGTTATTCGTGCTCACATATTGGATAGTAGGATCGAGAACAGTCGTGTAATAATAACCGTTAATTATTATATTAGGTAAAAAATTTATTCCAAAAAGTGTAGACCAATACCAATTGGTCCCAGGATTTGAAAGGTACGGTAAAGTTATTTTTGCGGTCATACCTCGTATGATGTCCCCTTTTGGAGGTACACGGACTATATTTGTTTGTCCATAAGCAACTTTCTGCTCGTTTTTGAAAGGAATATCAAAAGCTTCCAATACAAATGGAGTGTGTCTTTTATAGATTCCAGAAAAGTATGTTATTTGGGGGCTCCCGGTGAGATACGCGTCCTGTTGTCCAATTGCGGCCAGCTGTATATATCCAGCTGACATCTCTATTAGGTCGAAATATTGTTTTTTCGTTCTTGCGCCTCAGCACGCTCTCTATTTTGTAACTATATCATAGATGAGTATTCAGCTCAAGAAATTTGATCCGTCAAGAATGGGAGACGACAAGGTTTGCGTCTTTATAGGAAAGAGAGGTACCGGTAAATCTACCCTGGTTACTGATATCCTATGGCACAAGAAGCACCTTCCGGCCGGTATAGCCATGTCCGGAACAGAAGAAGGAAATGGGTACTATAAACAATTCATTCCGGACCTCTTTGTATTTGGGGACTACAACAAAGAAGCTATAGAAAAACTCATAGAGCGCCAAAAAAAGCTTTTGGCTACCGGAAGATGCTCTCCTGTGTTTATTCTTATGGATGACTGTATGTATGATCGTTCGTTCATGAGGGACACGGCCATTCGGCAGCTCTTCATGAACGGAAGACACTGGAAGATATTTTTCATGATGACGACCCAGTATTGTATGGATATGACCCCAATGATTCGAACAAATGTAGATTATGTGTTTGCTCTCCGTGATAACGTACGCCAGAACCGTGAAAACCTCTACAAAGCTTTTTTTGGAGTATTTCCGACATTTGACACTTTTTCTCAAGTCATGGACGCTTGTACAGAGAACTATGAATGTATCGTATTGGATAATACAAGTAAATCAAATAAGATTACCGATTGTGTCTTTTGGTACAAAGCGCCTATACGCCGAAACTTTAGGGTCGGAGGTCCCTCATTTTGGCAGTATCACCAGCGCCACTACAATCCTAGAGCGGCCGCGCAGAGATCGGTCGAAGATTCGGTAAAAAGAAAAGGGGCTACGGTGGTCGTAAAAAAAAGCAAGTGAGTAAATATTTCAAACTTCTTTTCGTTTTAAAAGTATATGCAGACATACGATCCGAATACAGAATTTGCATCGACCTCTATAGAAAGTCTATCAGTCCATGAGGAATTGGCTCGTCAGGCCCTCGATAGAGATAAAGAAAAAACAGTTCCGACTGGATTGCTGAATATCGAGCCCGAAAAAAACCTAGGAGAATCACAAATGGCTGACTTTTCTACATCAATTGATGAAATAATGCCGGGTCCAGGCCAAATGATGCAGAACGAGGTCATGGGACCACCACTGTCCCCCATGAAACAAGGACATCGCCTCACGTCGCGCGGTGGTGGTGATGATGATGGCGACAAGAAGAGTTCCAAGAACCCTTTCGGTCTTACGGATGAGCAATTTGCGGCGGCCATTGCGGGAGTAGCGGCCGTCCTTGCATTCTCCAGACCTGTACAGGGAAAGCTAAGCACAATGGTTCCCAAGTTTTTGGGAGAATCCGGTGAGACGACAACGACCGGACTCATCGCAACGGCTCTGGTAGCCGCCATCATATTCTATTTTATTAAAAAGTTTGTCAAAGATCGTTAATTTTATCTCCACAATACTTGCGTTCACCATTCTTTACATAAAGGCCATTCTGAACGCAGAGCTCCTTGAGTCTCTTAAAATTGGCCCAGTATTGTTCCGTGTGATCATATTCAGGAACAGACATATGAGCCAACTCGTGTATCAAAACATATATAGCCGAATTTACATCGTCTCCGTCAAGGCAGATATAAATTTCGTATCCTTTATTCACATTTGAACCTATGACTCCGTCTTTTTTTCCGTAAATACCCGTTATAATGGATGGCTTCAGGACCGGGATCCACGTAGGGTCTCCGGTCGCCCTGAGCATATCCAGGATCACCCAGTACCTTTGTTTTACATCCGTAAGCATTTTGGGTTCTTTGTTTAGTATCAGGCTGGCCAGAAAAAATACAAAGGCGAGAAACACCAACATCTACTATATTTAAACTTTTTTTCTAAAAACAAATTTTGAGTATATATCCGAGATCATACCGTTTGGTCTATCAATCATGGGTTCCCATACGATCTTTTCAAAACCCAAGTCCTGAAGGGCTGTGATCAACGAATTTGAATCCAAAATTGGTTCGTCGCGTCCACCGTCCATGTAGAAAGGTCCGTCTACCAGACGCACGACGAGACGCTTCCCACCGTTTATCACGGCAATTTGGTTTCCCAGAGAATCCTCGAACCGACCGTACCTATCGACGACAGCATCTATCCTGGCCTTTTCAGGTGTGACACCGATGAGGGATCCTCCCGGCTTTACGGCAACCGCGAGAGCTTTCAGGGACCATCTCCAAGTCTCTTCGTCTTCGGCTATGTAATGAATAGAAAAATTGTAGCATACGACGTCATACGGTCCGGCAAACGCAGCCTGACGAATATCACCTATTCCGAGGAAAAATACACGCATGTTCATTTCCTTTGCTCTCTTTTCAGCCTCTTTCAGGGATTCCGCGTCGGGGTCTATGGCTGCGACTCGAGCCTGAACGCCTTTCCATTTCCACCAGTCACCACCCCGTCCACACCCACAATCCAGGACTAAATCGTTCGGTCCGACCCATTGTGTAATCAAATCTCTTTTGATATTGTTGTGCAACTTGCGAATATCTAGATGCGCCATTTTACTTAAAAAATAAACGTCCTCTTCTTTTAAATGGGTTCTCTTGAGCAAGATTATCTGACTGTCCCTGGACAACTCTTTGCGTGTATTTCGTTTGTCGGTCCCGATCTGCCCCAGAAGAATGAGCAGTTCGGTATGAAGATTAGAGGGTGTTTTCCGACTCGCGACGAGGCCGGGAACCACGCAAAGCGTCTTCAGAAGGATGATGCATTTGTCGATATTTATGTTGTCGATATGTACAAGTGGCTTCTGATCCCACCCCAGCGTGATCAGATTGAGGACACCCACTACCAGAATGAGAAGCTCGAGGAGATTATGACCAAGTACCGGGAGAACCAGTCGTCCGCGGCCGCCATGTTCGAGAAGCGCAAGCGTGATATGATGGCAAAGCCCCAGGCCGGTCCATATCCTTACATCGATCCCGGAGATGAAAACTCAAAGTTTTATACCAAGCCCGATGTTCCACCGATTCCCCATCCCGCAGAGTTCATCGAGGAGCTCAGGGCCGCAAATCCCGACAAGTCTATGGAGGAGATTGTTGCCATGGCCGATGTTCGTGTAGCGGCCGAGGTTGTTCGCCGGCGGGAGGAGGCCAAGGCAAACGGCACCTTCATACCTGAGACTATTCCTGAGCAGGAGCCAAAGCCCGATGATGATGTTCCGGAGCAGTAAGTTTTTTCGTTACAAATAATAGAAAATGTTTTTTAAATTTTTGGGCATACTCATTGTCATGTTTTTGCTTTTCGTAGCATACATGCGTTTTCCGCCCGCACCCGCCCAGATATCTCAGCCTGTGACTGCCTATAACAGTCAGTATGAGATATTTAGGGATATGGAACCTGACACACAGACTCGAGTCAATCAGTGGACAGGTTTTCTCCAAGAAGATGTTTATAAAAAGAGAACCGGGCCTATCGGTGATTTTGTAGGAAAAGAGGACGCCCCCAAAAAGTCCCCTCTTTACATGCTTACTTAGCAGCGTGGACGATAATAGGTCGCATACTGAAAAAAATAGATGCCAATGCGATTCCTACGAGGAGCATAGTGAGAGGATTGGCGGACCTGAACATATCCATCATATCATTCGTCT